TGATGCAGATGGGCGTCACCTCAGAGGGGGAGTCTAGTCAACTCCCCCTCAATTCTTTTTCTTATTCACTAGCTTCAGAACCCTTGTACTGCACAGCGCTGCTGGCTTTGCCCCATATGCGTTTCGCTTTGGTATAGGGGATGTCGCGGGTACTGCCGCCCTCATAAAACCCGCTTAATCGACATGCAAAAGCGCCATATTCTGCGCAAAAGTCGTAAGGCCAGCGGTTATGCACGAGATCATCGCCGCGCGAGTTATCGCCTCCACGGTTGTTAGTGAAAGCTGCGCGGTCCCAACCCCCATCATCAGGAGGGCCATCTTTGGGAGACTCATAATACCCACGCTCCCACAACCAGCCTAAGAAGCTGCGCAGATTGTAGTGGTCATCTTGTTCAATAATCCGCGACCCAAGCAATAAAACTTCGCACCAGCTTTCGCTCGCCTTTGAAGCTCGCTCAATTTTGTCGGCTGTCTCCTGACAAAACTTAGTGATCGGCTTAACCTCAACAAAAACGCTGGTGCCGTGAAAATCATTACCTTGTGGAGCGCGACTAGTCAGTCGAAAATCTGGAATCCAGCCATCAAGGTCCACCGGCTCATATTCCCAGTCCCATTCACAGACATCAAAAAACGCAGCCCAACGGGCCTCTAACCGCGATCTAAATGTATGTCCAGCATATTTGGTAGGAATTGCTTTATGTGTCAAAGCGCTTAACTCCTTCCCTAGTTGGTTTGTCCGCTATTTTTTCCTTTTCCAATCTCTCTTTAACTTTTTCAGCAGCAACCTCTCCGAGTGTTTTGCCACTTGCGTACTTCGTATGAGAAAATTCTTTTCTCAGAGCAGAGAGAGCAGCCTCGACGCCGTCAGAAAAACCATTACCAGTTTGCTGGACAATACTTATTCCGCTATCGAGGTACGACTTAACCGCTTCCCGAATGATGGTGGGTGCGGAGACACGCATTTCACTAGCCCTTTTTTTGACCCGCTGCACCATCTCGATGGTGAATGTAAGGTTGTACGTCCTGCTTTTTTGTATCTTGTGGGGTCGTCCCTTGGCTCCGGTCATTTTCTTCAATATCCCTTTTCAATCCTTCATAAATAAAATCACTGACCGATGCATATCCAGCAATATCCTCGTGGCTTGATGTTGATGGCTTGTGCTGACATCGCGCAAATTTCATAAGATTCATCATCATGGAAACGTCATAAGGTGTAATCTCTGGCCCCCATGTGCGGTTTTTTAGCCACACGTTCCACAAATCAGCTATCCGCATATGATTAAGAATAGGATCGCCATAGCTATCGCTTCTGTCGCTTGAAACAATTCCGCTTACACGGTCAAAAAATGATTTTAAAACACTACTCGCTTTCATGGCTGCTCTTCCCCATCAATTGACCCGCTTCAAAAATCTCTTTTATCTGCTTAAAGTGTTCAGCAGTTTGCTCTTCTTCACCAATTTGTCGTCTGGAATCAATGCAGAGAAGTCGCCTGAGTGCATTCCCCGCCGACTCTTCATTTAGTTCGCTGGCGCATCCGCTATCGATCAGCCACTGCTGAAATTTCTCATCACGGCAAAGCATTCCAGCCGCTTGAACAAGTCGGCTATTCTCCATCTGGATTCTTGGCGGGATAATTTCCTCATCGTCATTAATTCTGACAAGAGCAGCCATATAGCGTGAGCCAATTGGGTCAGCCAGCAAATCTCTAGGCACTTCATGGGGATGCAGCGAAACAGTCAGACTAATGTGGTCTTTTGTTTTTCGCATACTTTGAAAAATGCACTCAAATTTATAGGCGCTTTGTCTAATATTATTACTAATTTCAGTCATATTCCTTCCTTAAACCCCTCGCTCAAGTTAGATAAAAACTCCGACATCCATTCAATGGGATCAACACCTTGAGATGCCCACCAAGATTTCTCGCCCTTTCCGTAAGCGTGAAGCTCCATATGATGGTCATGGCAGAGGGGAACCGTATTCGCGTCACTAACCTTTTTCCCCATAGCCCGTGGCTCTGAGAACCTCAAATGGTGGGCAGAGGAGTAGGGGCTACCGCATATAAGGCACGGTTGCCCCCTCACCCTTGATAAATGCTTACTAGAACGGAATGTCATCGTCCAGATCGGGGGCTTTACTTACAGCTTGTGGAGCCTCTTGCTTGGGCTCGGCCTCATAGGGTTCGCTGCACCATGCGGAAAGGTAATCACCCGCCTTGGCGGAATCTCTGATGGTTGCAGCAAACCCGACGTTAACCTTGCCATATGCGTCTTCGTTGGCATTTTCAAACGCTCTCTTCAGATACTGCATGAGGGCATTTGCCTCTGACTTGGTAAAGCCGAGTGTGCCAGTCATGTCAGGTGCGTTGTCGTAGGCTTTCGCGCTTCTTGCAGATTGAAAATTTAATTTGTCCAGCTTGCCCTTGTTTCTGAACAACACTCCTGATCCAAAGGTTGGTTTTTTCGCCATTTTTTCTCTCCTATATTTCGATTGTTTGACGCCAGATATTCCCACGGTTCGCCGTCGCCTTTGCGTCTTTGAACATCCCAAGGATCGCAGCGTGGGTTTCGGGGCTTTCAGCCATAATTTTTTCAAATGACGCAACATTGGTCCGCCAAAATCCACCAATGGATGACACCACCTTTTTCTTATCGGTCCCCAAATCTCTATCATTTATGCGGGGCATGAATGTTTCGATGACCTTCAATACCAAATCGTAGTTACCTTCTTCGTTCGGGGTGGCGAGAACCATCTCCCCGTCTTTTTTGGCGACAGGTTTTTCTGGATGCTCCAGAAATGCTTCGCGCCATTCTTCTATGGATTTTTGTTTTGCCTGTTCTTCGGCCTCTTTTTTGGATTTTCCAGCATCGAACTGAATAATCGCTGCCCGTTCCTCCTCATCGTCACTTAGACCTGCCAGCAAGGGGGCTGGCTTTTCGTCTTCTATAGTGGCTACGGACTTGTCTTCATCAGGGGGCAAGTCCTCACCCGCATAGAGATAAGACGCAAGCCCATGAAACGCGATTGCTTTGACAAGGCATCTCTGGAGCGCCGTGTTTACTTCCATTGAATCGGGTTTCTGGATGCTTTTGTTGTGATGGTTGGTGACGGGATAGGTCTCAGTGATGGACTGTCCCTCTACTGTTACCGTTACCTTAACGTAGGCGTTGCCCTGTTTGTCCATTGCGTAGGGCAGTGAATAGGATGGGTCACCCATATCGAACCAATGTTTTTCAAAGGTAGCGTCTGGGCAGTGTTCCTTGAGGGTTGCCCACGCCCATGCCCATGAAAGGTAATTAAAGTTACCTTTTTTATCAACATGCTCAGAGCAATCGATTTGAGAGAGCTTGCTCCACAAACTCTCGGTCTTCTTAACCGTCATTTTTCACCTCTTTGTTATATTGTCTGCAAAAATCTGCAACTCGACAGTAATTGTTTTCACATCTCGTGTATGTTCTGGGCCTCTCGATCAGCACCCTATCTTCCGATTCGCCAGCAAATATTTGTGCTTCTGCTTTATCGGCAAATAACTTGAGCGCACGTTTGTTTTGGCCCTTGTGAACAGCATAAACCGCTGGTTTCATCCACCGTTCCTCATCGGTGCAAGGGGGCATCTCTTCAAACTCAGCGCTCATCTGGGCGTGGTTGTGTAGACGTACCCGTTCCTCGACGTATGCGTCCTGTTCTTCTTCACTCCACAATTTGACAGGGATTTCCATAATGGGGGCTGGAGGGTACTCAGAACGCCTGTCTGCGTCTCCCTGCTTCCAGTCGCGTAACACGGCGACGACGTTTGCGCTTTTAACTTTCAGCCCCTTAACGTGGCGAATAAGATAAGCATATATGTTGAGTTGGCGTTCCCATTCCTTTTTAGGCTCTCGAACAGCATACACTGAGGTTGACTTGTAGTCCTTGAGGTCAACCTCATTATCGGTTTCAAACTGGTAATCAATAGCACCACTGATGAGGGTATCGCCCACCGTGTGAGATAGCCTTTCTTCAGCGACATATGCATTGCTCGCCGCCCGTTCAAATATCTCATGGATAGCGGTGCCTAGAACAAGCCACATTCTCCCACTAATATCTTCAGTAAGTTTGTGACTGTGTTCTTGTTTTAGTAGACTGATTTGAGGGGAATCAATG